AAGGGGATGAAGACCTTGGAGAAGGTTAATGAACATTGACTCACGACGAATCCCATTCATCGCATCATTGCCACCTTTCACAAAGTGATAAAAGTTCTTTGCTTCTCTACGAATCGTGGTTCTACCTTGCTGATCAGCATTACCCATGGAGAATGATCCTGTCTCATACATTCTACGGGTCTCTAGATCAATCTTTTTAGAGAGTGTGCCACTGGAACTTGTCTGCTCATCATAAGAAGAGTATGGCACCTCACCGGGAGGGAGAGCACTTTTAATCGTATCATCAAAGTTCCACTTGAAAATAATTTTCAGATGAAGTTCTTCGTATTTCTGAAGAACTTCAACCTTTTTTGCTTTTGATCTTTGCTTACTTACCAGATCAAGAACTTCAAATACAAGTGGTTGTTTAGGTAGATCAAGTGATGCTACCTTGACGGTTCTAGGTTTTTTAGGACTCGTCTTCGTCGCTTCCTTCTTCGTTGTAGTCATAATAGTTTTCAAAGTTAAATGCAATCACCTCATCTGGAATTAAGTTTCCTTGTTCGTCAAACATTTCGGGGTGAGGTCTTGGTACTTCCCGATAGTTCATCATATATTCTCTAGCAGTCCAACCTCCAATTAGTCCCACAACTAAAAATAGGATGGTCAAAAATGAACCGAAGACTAAACTTACTGCTAACATTGTTCTTACCTCTGGGAACTAACTCTTTTTTTTCCTTGTATTCAAGGAAAACTCAAAATTGATAGTTACTTCCCTTTTGAAGAAGCAAACCATCTTTTCAAATCTTATTTGAAACGATTTTGGTCTCTTCTTCCCTCCATTAAGTAGTAAATCTACTCCGCGATTAGAGCAGGTCTTGGATTTATTTATGCTAAGTTCAGAGGAGTTTTTGTTCTCTGAGAAATTTGATGGTGTCAACGCATCCTCCTAAATTTTTATCATCACATACAACCTGTGGGAAAGTAGATCCTTCTCCAAAAATAGAATAAAATTCTTCTCGGGAATAATCTTGGTCAAGAGTATTAACTGAGTAATCACAGTTTACTCTACTCAAAACCTCTTTTACTTTAACACAATATGGGCATCCTGCCTTTGAATAAACTTTAAATTTCATCAGTCAAAAAAGAATATGTGAAAAAGTCTAGAGTCTTCCTTTGTTTGTCCAAAGTATTCTGATGCTGCGTGAATATTTTGAGCATCAAAGATAAAGAGTCTATTAAAAACATTACCAATAGAATCAACTAACTCAAATTTAGTCCTGTCAAAAAATCCTCCAGAATAAATTTGATCACTAAAGTTGGGATCACCTGTTCTTCGTGCGCCATTTTTATGGGCATATAAAGAAGTTCCTGTGCTGTAGGGAGCATCAGGATTTAAGTATATCATAGCTGCCCATGTCTGTCCATCATTATGGTAAACAATAGGATCTTGAGATGTGCAGTATTGAAATCTACCACACATTCCATGCGATTCCCACTCGCGAATCTTAATGCCCATGATTCTTTCAAACGCCTCTTTAGTTCCTGGGACAAAGAATTGTTCAATACTACGACTTCCCTTAAAATATTTGATCTCAGCTTTAAACTCCTGCCGTAAAGCATAATCTCTTACAGCATATGGATCGGCATAAAAGTTATCTACAACCCAAACAGTATTTTGTGGTTGTCTGTTTATTGTACTCACTGGAACGTATTTCATGCTGCTTGACAAGCGATTTGATGTAATTCTTTTCCGTATTTACCAGAATCAGAATAGTAAGTATTATTAAGTAAAAAGAAGCAATCAGGAAAAGGAAGTTTTCTTTCAGGATCTATAAGGCGTTCAGTTTGATATCTCATACTTTCAAGATCACCAATATCTCTATATGTCTCCGCTAAACCCACAATGTGCTCGTTCCTAATTTCACAAAAAGGTTCTGCTAGCATATAACTTTCAAGTGCCTTCTCATATTCACCCATCAACTTATACATCTCACCAATACAATAGAAAGTATAATAAGCCATTTCATTTCTACCACCAGTATAACCAACCTCATCATAATTAATGGTGAAGTTTAACCATGATTTAAAGTAAAAGATTGCTCTCCTAGCATATTCTTTTTGATGCTCATATCCTAAAGGAAAAATAGGAGCATAAGAAGCATCAAGATAACTTTTAGCAACATACCAGAAATGATATGTGTCTGTAAGCAAAGTTCCTTCACGAATATGTTGTTCTTCTAAATTTAAAGAATCACTAATGTATTTGGTAGGCACTGCGTAACTCTCGCCATCCCATGTTCCCATTTGACGGAGACCTCTTGGGAGATCAACACGTTGAAAATTTTCACCAACTCCATCAATATCACAAACAATACATTCATGTGCGACATCATGTTTAAAATGCCATGGAAGACGTGCATTCCACATCCATGCACGATAGTATGTACATCCAGGATTCTGTGCTGTAATATGAAAGGATTGAATATTCGTATCGTCAATCAGTGACCAATCAAAGTCATCATCAACTTCAAGATACTCATCACAATCCATCTTAAGAATCCAGTCACATCCATGATCATGGTTCAAGCAAGTCTGTAGAAGATGATCTCGGTTCCAACCAAAACCAACCCAACCCTCTTCGCACTGATAGTAATGTCCAGGAATACCTTTTTCTTCAAAGAAATCTTTTACAATTTGATCAGATCCATCAGTAGATCCATTATCTTGAACAACCCAGTAATCAATATACTTATAACACGATTCAAGCATTCTACGAATCACTTTAGATTCGTTCTTGAACATCGTAATCATTACAATTTTGGTTTTCCTTTCCATAATACTCTCTGTTGTATAAAGTCTAGAACGTCTTTGTCATTTTGTTGTTCTTCTGTCGGAGCATAAAGTGCTCTCTGTCTGGGGTCCACTTGGTCTGGCGGATCAGTCATGTAATAAACTGCCATACTTTTTCTATACACACCCTCAGGGCAAGATATAGGTTGAGGAAGACCGTGCCACGAATTTTGCGTGGTATCAAATAGTATAGCACGATTAAAGACATTATGAATAGTCTTTTCTCGCCTCAAAGGTAATTTTTTGTCTGGGTTATGTGACCATAACTCAAGACCACCACCCCATTCACTTTTCCATCCTTCAGTGAGATATACAATAAGATTTAGTTTCCTTTGAAGACCCGACTTCGGATGGATAGAATAATCCAAGTGGATATTCAACTTACCGCCACGACCATGAATATGCCATCCACCACCATGAAGACCAATATCAGGATACAACTTTTGAATACCAGTCTTTTCACGCAAGGTATTTAAGAACTCACAAGAGTTTAGAAAACAAAAAGTCTTATAAGTCTCTGGAGGAAAGTCCCACCAGTTATTACTGGACTTTTTATTCTCTAATGGATTCTTATATTGATACCAAAGATCATTATTGTAATCAGGAAATTCTTGAGATAGTATTCTTGCTTTATCTATTGGAAAAAAGTCATCAATAACAAGATGGTCATAAGGATAACTATCCATCAAATACTCAAGACACCAGGAAATCTAATGCTATCATCTTTGATGGCAACAAGATGGGCAGCAACACAAGGGATGTGTGGTGCCATTTCAAAAGTATCGAGACGATATGCTTGAAATCTAATGTCACTATTTCTAATAAATTGTGCTTTACTTTTATCTGTATAGTACCAGAAACTATGCTCATTCCAGAAACTGACGTGTGTAGGATCTTGCCATGCACCACGACCATCAGTAGAAGGAACTTCAATAAATGCCCAACCACCATGTGCCAAGACACGATGAATCTCTCTCATTGTTTTGATTGGATCCCTCAAGTGTTCAATGACATGACTAGCATTGATAACACCTACACTGTTATCTGGCAAAGGAATACCATCATTTAAATCACATGTAATATCCGCACCCTCTTGGTCAATCGTCATGTATCCAGGTCGCGGAAAAAGACCACCTCCAATATCAACTTTCAATAAGTCTTTCTTTTCAGCGTCACGTTCAGCAAGTGCTTGAGACCATTGATGTCCAAGTCGTCTGGTTTCATCTTGAATTGCTTGATTACGATCCAACCAAGTATTATCGCCAGTAATCCGATAAACATAAAGTGGTTTATTAACTAAGAACATTTCCGTAACCAAATAAGTACGGATTAGCAATTCGTGATCATCACAAATAGACAGATTAACATCATGCCCACCAATACTGCGATAGATATCAGATCTCCAAGACCTTACATGATCTGGAGCATACCAAATATATGCTAGAGAATGACTAGTGGGTTGAAAAGAATGCATGATATAACGATCTTTATCACGCCAATTTAACATATGATATTTCCACCCATGTTCCGCATTATAGGGAACAAATTCATCTGTCATGTGATATGGAATCACATCAGTATAAACAAATCCGATAGTTTCGTCTTGATATGCCTTGTTTAGTTCTTCAAGACATTCTGGCATCAAAAGATCGTCATAGTCAACCTCAACAAGGATGTCTCCCTGTCCACGGTGAAAGGCATGATGTTTATGAAATCCTACATTAGGTGAATCAACGTTAGTGCGAAATACTAAAACACGATCATCGTTGCGAATCTCTTCTTCAATATCCTCTTCATAAAGATCATTATTCAACCACAGAATCCACTCCCAATTCCCGTAAGTTTGAGCAACAATGCTGTCGTAGAGCTCTTTGAGATATGGATTTTTCTTGTGTGCTGGTGTGATAATACTAAATTTATAATCCATTCAAGTCAAGATGATATACACCAATTATATTCTACATTAGTTAAGTTGTCAATCAATCATATGGTCTTTACAAAAATACCAAGTGACAGCAACTCGTTTTTTACCAGATGTCACTGGAGTTGAACAATGAGCAAAGCACCAATTTGATGGAAAAAATAAAGCATATCCTGGTTTCGGTTTGTACTTGCCCCCAAATTTAAACTGTGTTGTCCCACCTTCAAAATCGTTTGTTAGATAAAGAACAATAGAAATTTGTCTATGATAGAACTCATTGTTTGGATCCGTACATGCATCATAATGCCAATTATATTTTTGATGTTTTGTATATTCTAAAACTTGAATACCTTCTCTATGAGAAGAAGTGGCTGTAGCACCAGGAATAGGGTAACCGTCTAAAGCACAACCAGAATTCAAAAGTTTATCCTTATATTTTATCAACGCCATGTTCAATTTTTCATGAAGCAGTCCCGTTGCGGGATGATCATTAATCATTACTGTTCCAGTGCTTGACCTAACACTATCATCTATTCTTTCTTTACCGTTGGCGTCAAAAATACTTGTAGAATTAAATTCTAATTCATCAATGTAATTATTTACAACCTTTAATTGTTCCTCTTCGAGAACTTTTAATTCATGAACAAATTTTTCCATTATAAAGACATTTTCAGATATTTATTATAACACTAAAAACGTTACCACGTACTTAATGCTGCTCTCTTCCAAGTGTTCGTAGCAACACAAACATATATGTAATTTGAATCATAAGCAATATCTCCAGCAGTTCCTGTACTACTTGCTGATGCAGGGGCAGAATCACCCGCACTACCAGTAGCACCCTGAACACCTTGAAGTCCTTGAGGACCAACATCAGTTATTGATATACTATTTGCCATTCCGGAATGATTCTGGCAAACATAATATAAAGTTGATGGAGCATTGTATGGAACAGCAAAAATCAACGTCCCAACTTGTGTCCCATTTCCAGTAACACCACTAGTATAAACATTACTGGCATTATAAGCACCAGAACTGGTTTGAATATAGAATGGGTGTCCAGAGGCGTTTATACTAAAAGTATAAGTAAAACCCCTAAGCAACTGAAGTGTAGGATTATTAGACCCATCAATAACAAAGGCACTTGATCCATTATTAGTAACCGTATAAACTCTAGATCCACTTACCCCCTGAGCACCTTGAACACCCTGAGCACCACCACCAGGTCCCGTAGCACCTTGAACACCTTGGTGACCTTGAGGTCCTGGATCTCCTGTTGATCCTATATTACCTTGAGGACCAGTAGATCCTTGAACGCCTTGATGACCTTGAGATCCTTGAGGACCAGCGGGACCAGAAGCGCCTTGGACACCCTGAGCACCAGTAGCACCTTGTGCTCCCTGAGCACCTTGAACACCTTGAGCACCACCACCAGGTCCTGTAGAACCTTGTACACCTTGGTGACCTTGAGCACCCTGACTACCAGTACCCGGCGCACCCTGCCG